CAAAGCTTTAAATCGCTCAGATAATTATTACCATCGGCTCCTAATTTTGAGCCGTTTGGATTGACTGAATAGCCAATACTTAAACCAGTAATTGCGCCTGCTTTGAGTAGCGCATAACATTCACGGGCTTTTTCAACATCATCAATGAGCAATCGCCCTTTGACGCATAACCCATTTTCATCTTCATAAATATCGTCGTAAACGCCTAAAGGCATCATCGTGTTATGCTGCCATAACAATTTCACATCTTGCGGCTTCATCAAAGCGAGAGAATTTTTAAATGCGCCCTTCACTATCACATCACCGTAACTGTCACGCTTGCCAAACACTGCGCCATAACCTGTGAATGTACCTGACTTGTCATCAATTGCTTTTATGAGTAATGGACTGACAATTTTTTTTCTGCTATTCACCGATAAATCCTCCTGCTCCGATATCATCTGAGGAGTCACCCTCTGATTGCGTTTCGTTGCCTTGACTGTCTTGTATGTGATAGATGACTGTGCATCTGCAATTGATAACATTTTCGGGTGAGCCGTTTTCATCGCCTGGGCGATCCAGTTCTTCGCCATCCACATCAAAAGGCTCATCCATCCCGACTTCTTGCCCGTCTGCTGCTGCATGTGCTTCACGCGTGCGATCATCTTCGACTGCGACCCATTCACGGGTCATTTGCAAGCCGTTTTGCTCTTGAATTTCTTCTGACGTTTCTTGCATTGCAAACGTGGCGGCGTTATGGGTTTCCGTTCTCGCAATGGTGCTGGCGCGAGAATCCGCGACACTTCCACCAATTCCGAGTTCAAGAGCGTCTGCAATTTCTTGTTCACTATCGCCATTGTCTTGACCGTCATTGATGATCTTGCGCGCTTTTTCAATTGTGGTTTCTGTAATCAGCTTTGATTTATTCAAGCCCTGCTTGCTGATAAAATCTTGTATGCGTGTTGCGAAATTTGCTTTTGATTTTTTACCCAGCAATTGCTCTTTCGTATAATCTGAAAGATGTTTTATTGTGACTGCATAATGCGCCATCAATACTTTTTGCCAACTGCCCTCGCCTTTCTTTATTACTTCACTAACAGCCGGTATGCTCGCATATGACGTATAAGCATTTCTCGCGCTACTTCCTTGCGCTTTAAGCAATCTTTTCGAGTCACGGGCAAGCCGTGCTTCCCCTTCTGCGAGCATCCGCAACCAGATCGCGAGGTGTTTTTCTCTTTGCATCCTTTGCATGGCATTTGGATTCTCTTTAATTAAAATAAACTCATTTGTTTCAATGCGAATTGAATCACTTTTTTTATTTTTTTATCTTTGATCATTTTGAAAGGCGATTGATGCGACAAACTGGGATTTGGCGTTTGAAACCAGATCCATGTCTTTTGCTGATCACCGTTAAAATGCTTTAAAACCAAGTCAAACAATTCTTGGGGTAATTGAATTTTTCTGTCTTTCATTGTCGCTTACCAAAAGCTTACTGATTGCATCGACATCTTTCGCATGTACAGCCGCATAGAGGACACGCATAAAATTGTCCTGCTTTGTTGCTTCGAGGGTGAGCTGGACACTTTTCTGAAAATTCGTTATCTTTTTCATAATTTTCTTTGTATTCATGTATCCAATCAAAAATCACGGTGACGACACAGAAAATCACCGTGATTATTAACGTATTAATTAGAAATGGGATCATAGGCTAAATTTGCCATTTTTTTAGCAAACCCTTCGTCAAAGCCTTGTTTCATTAACCACATTATATAAGTCGATTTATCCATCGTTCCTGTTGCATCAAAGTTAAGAGGCAATCGCCCGACTGGCACCATGATTTCATCACCGCCATCTACAGGTGGATAATTACTTTCAGCGCGTGCCTCATTCAGTGTGACTAAACCTGCCGTTAAGTCTGCGCGTGCTGTAGCGCGTGCTGACTCTCTGCGTGGTATCAATGCTGATACTTGATCCAAGTCTGCAATGATTTCTATTTCTTGCGGATTGCGTCTCGCACCAGTCATTTCTAATTGATGGTAGTTAATGAAGTAAGACAATTCCTCAAGATAGTTTTGCAATAGAGGAATAATCGTCTCTTCATAAAGCGCAAGCTTTGCCTCTGACATATTGTTATATGTTGAGTTATCGGGTAGCCCTAAGAGATGGGGAGGATATCCAAACGCATAACAAATATCGCGGGCTGACGTATCTTTGCCGTTGATCCAGTCCATATCTGTTGGTGACATGCCTAGCGATTGCCATTGCATATCAAAATTCAAGATAGGAATCTTACCCGCATTTTTAGAGCCTACAATTTTATCGTTTAGCTCTTCGCGCAATAAAGCCAATTGCTCTGCATCCATTGAGGGTGCGGTTTCTGTCTTGTCACGAATTGTAATAATGCCGGGCGGTCTTGCAGAATTTTCTAAAAGCTTTTTGTTCCACTCGCTGCTTTCATTATGCTGATCAATGCTCATTGCAGCCGCAGCGATGGGCGACATACCATATAAATCATTGAGCGGGTTGGGCTCTTTAATGTGACAAACTTCTGAATGCTGCGTTATCGGCTCAATGGGGAAATGCCAAACTCGCCCATAGTATGTATAAAGATATTCATACGGCTCATAATAAGCGGTATAGAGAATCGTCACGCGATCTGGTCGTAAGTTTTTCAACTCCATGATGCGCCCAGTCGATACGATATTCGCATGTATATAGCTATTGCCTGAAATCAAACGATGCGTTATTGCTTCACGCAGGAAAGTTTTCCAGCCCTGAATTGGGTTCGGGCGTTTTAGCAATGTCAGTAATGGGTGATTTTCTACAACATTCCCATTGACCATAATCTTGATAGGAATATCCGCGCAAGATTCAGAAATGCGTTTAATACAATGAAAAGCAATAATGTTTTTTGCATACGCCTCAGTCGCAAAATTCCAATAGGAATGACCGAACCAACGCGCACGCCCGCCTAACCTAAAAAAATCGAGCAATGTTGCACTCGACATAGGCGATGATGATTTACGTTTTAACCAATTAAACATTTTTTTCATGCGACCAAAAATTCCCGTTTAGGTTTAAGCATCAATTCAGTTAACGCCCAAACGAGGGCGTCCATTCTATCGGGTGAGTCGCCATTCTCATCTTCTGGGTCGTATGAACACATCTGATCTTCAAGCTTTGGAAAGCTTCCAACATGATGCACTTTGCCTTGTTCATATAATGCAGCGACGGGTTCAGCGCGTTTTGCTTTGCCTCGCGATGCGTTGACTTTCTTGTATGCAATCTTTGGATCAATTGTCCTGATAACTACTTCAACTAAATCGCCGCCGTTATTGACCTCAGCTACTAACCTGTCAGCGCCATGCTCATGATAGGCAGCAACCGCCTCACGCGCCCAACCATCGGGCGATGCAATCAATGAGAGATCATCTAATATATAACCGTGATCATCTTTGCTAACGCCTGCTGCAATAATGCCCGTTTCATCTGAGGTATTGAGCGATGTTACTGACGGATCTACACCAATCACGACGCGCCTTAAATCAGGGTGGTTTGCAACACGCAGCTCGTCGATTCGATCACGTTTCCAGAGTGCGTGAGGATTATCATCTAAAATTTCAGCGTTTAATTCTTGCCGACCGAGACGTGTACCTTCATATTTTTTAATGATCTCGGCCAAAAAAGCAGGGGCAAGATTCAATTTATTATCGTATGTGCTGCCTCTAGTGACATGCGTTGTAATCTCTTTTGCAAGATTACGAATAATTTTTGTGGGTCTAGGGGTAGTAGTGACAACAGTTTGAGGGTTGTCGCCCAATCGTAAACCAAACATAGCTTGATCGTATGAATCAACATAACGCCATGATGCAAGCTCATCCATCCAAAGCTTCATGTGCTGCTTACCGCGCAATCGCTCAGGCTCATCCGCAGTAAAAATCAAACTCTTTGCGCCATTCGGCCATATCAAACATCGACGCGAGGGCTTATATTCTGGGCGTTCACCGTTTGGGCAAATAGCCATGATGCCGCTTTCCCCTTCAATCATAATGTCGCGCGCATCGTCTGCCGTTGCTGCAATCAGATTGACGAGAGGATATAGTTTTGCTTGCTTTCTGACCCATTCAGCGCCAGTGCGTGTCTTGCCCCAACCCCGCCCTGCAAGTATTAACCATGTGCGCCAATTCCATTGAGGTGCAAGCTGTTCGGGTCTGCCCCATAATTCCCATGTACCTAATATTTCGCCCGCTTCGTCATTGCTCAGTTCCCCCACTACTGCTGTCAGTTCCTCCTTTGTTAAACTTGCAAAGAAGTTTTGATAAGAGCGTGGGCTTGTTTTCAGCACTGATATTGACATCCGCTTTTAAATTCTGATTGATATCGCCTTGAAAACGATCAACGGCCTTATGACCGCCGCGATCCAAAATACTGTTTGCGGCTGTGACTCTTGCGAGCCCTTTGCCTTTTTCTATCGTTTCAACTAACGCCTTGATGGCTAAATCTGAGGCACGTATTAGCTTTTGTTTTTGCTTCGCATAAATATCATTCAGTTCAATTTCAATAGCTTTTTTAATGTTAGGGTTTGTCAATAAGACTGAGCCTTGCGTTCGCGCTGTCTTTTCGCTATACCCTGCCTCACGTGCTGCGTGGGCTGCATTGAATGAATTTAAGTAAGCCGCTATAAAAAGCTTTTGTTTATTTGTTAATTTTTTTTCATCTTCCATAACTATTGTCCACACATTGAGTCAGTGGAGCGTCCGGGTAAGCGTTGCACTTCCGCCTTAGTGCTGGTCGCACCAGTTGCCTGCTTCGAACGCTTCTTAGGATATGACTTCGATAATGATAAAACTTTCTCTCTCGTTTCGTGATCAAGAGGCATAACATAACGATGCTTGATGCTTCCCTTTACTATTTTTATGAATTCTTTGCCTACATGAGTTCCGTATGAGGCACGCATAGAGCGTCCGTGCATCCTTTTTCCATGTACTAGATACTCGTCTGCGGGATTCGATTGCCCTATGTAAATCCAATTGCCGCCCTGATAGATACCGCCGTGATGGTCTTGCTCAGTATCCGCAAAAGAGACTATGAGTTTTAAGCCAGGCGAAAACTTCTTAAGCATTTTTAATGCAATTGCAACAATGCGCGTGACTGGCGTTTCATGCTTAGTGAGGGCAATTCGCACCAGCTCGCAACATTCAATCTGACTTAAGCCATAGGGCTTGCCCAGACAATTGTTTGCGCCTCTTCCAAAAAGCACACATCCTATAAACTTCTCGTTTTCCCATACGCCAATCTTTGTCAGCTTTCCAGAGGGCATTGATTTGCTATAGTGCCATTTCAACACGGCATATTTTGCAGCTTCAAAGCTGCACCAATCGAGTTTAAGGGATGAATTCATGATCGCAGTTTGGGCATACTACAGGGTTTTTCTCATCAAGCTTTCCTTGCTCATCTTCCCCCGCTGGGTCAAAGTCCATTGAGTCAAGCTTGAGAGATTGTAAATCGGTATTGCGTAAATCAAGAAACGAATCAAGCTCTTCAAAATCAAGTTCGTTCTTATGTATAAATTCAGCAACGCCCTCTGGGTCAGGGTGAGCATATTCGCTTGAATAAGTGAGTAAAAACTTAATCGCCTGTTTTTTTGACTTCACATCAACAATGCTACAGGGCAGTTTATCGGGCAGTATGTAGCCGTCATCCTTCAATGCCTGCAAAACATGCTTGCGATGATGGCCATCTAAAATCCAATAATCAATATCGCCCCATGTATTTTCTTGCGCCCAAACATGAAAGCCCGCAATAAAATTATTTTTAGTCAGCGAATTTTTAATGCGCTCAAAATTTTGTTTCGTTAGAACCTTGAGATTGTCGGGTTGAAATGGCTTTAGCTCTTGCCAGTTCAATAGCTCAGTTCTAAGAATGAGGTTTTTTATTTCTTTCATGACGAAGCCTGCAAGAGTTTATCAAACTTCATGATTTCGATTTTTAAAGCCTTTTCTACGTTCTTTGTCATAAAGAAAATATAGTGAAAAACTTCTAAACTTGTCCAATTGAGGCTTTTACTCATGGATAGAGAGGCATTCATCAATTTTGTTAATTTTGTCTTTGCTTGTTTCTCATGCAAAGCATGGCGCCTTCTTATTCGTATAACATTTTTTTCATAAAGAGGAACAATGTATTTCCAAAGCTTGTCATGCAGCCATTCAGAGTTAAAATCTAGCAATGTACAATAATACTTAAACATCCCGTTATTACGTTTTATAAACGATCTTGCTGTGCAGTAATCACGGCCTAAATCTGGATTTGTCGCATCACTTGCCGCTTGATGAAAAATTGCTGATATTAAACCACGCGCACCCTCTACGTCTTTATTCACGCTTGTCTCCCTGTCAATTGAGTTTTCGAAA